TTTATCAGTTTCTTTTTCTTTATCAATCTTGGCTTGTGCAATTTTAATTGCATCCTCGCCATACATCTGTTTAAATTTTAAAGTATGTTTACTTGTTTTTGTTTTTGCTGTAGCATCACCTGGTGCTGGTTTATAAGCACTTCTATCGTCGTCTGCTTTTTTACCATGTTTAGCAAAATGTCTTGCTCTCGCAAGTTTTGTAGATTTTGTTTTAATACCAGCATAATAACCTTTTGGCTGAGTACCTGGTCTATCTTTAATATCTGAGTCTTGTGGTTGTGTTGTTTTTTCAGTAGTCTGACCTGGAGTCATCTTTCTCGCTTTCTTATTAGAAGCATCAGTTCCCCAATCTGGTCTATCATCATACATAGAATCTTTGCTCTTAGCTTGATACATTTTAACTGAATCTAACCATTTTCTCATTGCAGAGCCGTCTTCTTTTTCAACTATAAGATAATTGGATCCTTTATAAATCACTATACCTTTTTCACCAGACTCTTTAACCTCAACCATATCGCCTTCGTTAAAAAGTTCACCGTTTATATACTTTTCTCTTATATCAGAAATGGGTTCCAGTTGAATAGAATTTCTAAATTCTGTTTCTTCTTTTAATCCCATACCTTTTCTAATATCATTAAAAAGTTTCTTTGCGTCAGTATTAGACATTTTATCAGGTAGGCCTTGAGAAAATGAAGTAAAATTATTATCAGAAGCATAGCCTCTTTGCTTAGTTCCAGAAGCACCTTCAGCGCCTTTGGCATCAGGATCTCTTTGTCCTGCTGATACTATTTGAATCCCATCTGGAAAATTATAAAAGCCATGCTTTCCTTTTTTACCGTTATAATTATTGAGCCTTACTTTATATTCATCTAAGCGGTCTGAACCAGCAACCATAACAATCTTTCTATAACCACGATCATATAAATCAGTTAAAGCATCAAATGGTGTTTTTACTTTCTTATTAACAAGAACTTGTCTGGCGTGTTTTGGAAACATTTTACGAATATACTTAACCTTGCTAGTATATTCTAAAGGGTTATCTTTTTTATCATTAGATTGAGATAGATAAAGAAAATAGGGATTGCGACCAGCAGTAGAAGACAACTTATCCATAAGTTTTCCATGGCCAATAGTAGGAGGATTCATTCTACCAAAGGCAAAATAAGCAATCTTTTCTTCTTCTACTAAAAACTGAGAAAATGAATTAATCATTCAGAAGATCCGCCTCTTTTTCTTTGCATTTCTGCTTTACGAATAAGTGGAAACATTTTTTTAGCCAGACGATCAATACGTGTTTTCATTTCAGGCTTATCGAGTCTTTTTTCAATTTCAGCCTTACGTGCTATAGTTAGTTCCCCACGAGGAATATCTTTTGTTATCTTGAGTAAGATTTTATTGCGGGCAGCTCTTTTTGCTCTCTTTTGCAAAACTTCTTTACTTGCTACACGTCGAGCAGCTCTCTTTCTACCAAGAGCAATCTTGGCACGATTTCTTTTAAAATCACGAGCTTTCTTTAATCTTTGAGCCATAGACAAAGCTTCATCCGGAGACTCGTCTACACCACCGTCTAATCCAGTTCTTCTTTTTCTATGTCTTCTATATTTGATTTCATCAGGCTCACCGGGAGCGTAATCTACAGTAATTAAATCTTTAAATTTTAACATCAGTTTCTTCCTGGTTTATCCCATCCCTTTAAAATATTTGGCGAAAAGTTGTTGTATGAAAATTCCATTCTATCAACAATCTTTACCGCATCACCACCAAGTCTATCAATTGCTACATAACCTTCGTGACCTGTCGTCTTAAATCCCTTTGTAGTCTGTACAAATGTGTCGATCTTTTTAATATTATTAAGTATATTTATAAGTTTTAATTTTACTAAAACAATTAGTTTCTGTAATTCAAATACCTTTATCAGATTTTGTTTATTCTGTGGAGAGAAAAATTTTAAGATTTCCTCTCTCTTTTTAACTTGCGCATCTTTGCCGCGTTCTGACTTGCGTTTGAGGATTTCTTTTTCGTATTTATCTTTGATCCACTTAATGAGCCCGTCGGCATGTCTTCGAGTGTCTTTAATAATTTCGCCTTTCCGGACAAAGGAGTTGTTATAGGTTTCGATTGTCTGCGAAAGTTCGTCGTTGGACTCAATTTCTTTAAGGGTGCTACTAGATATTTGGTTAAAGAGTTTCCCAATTTCCGAAAGACGTTCATTTACTTCCTCCGTATCCTTTTTTGACATTGTTACTTTAGTCATATCTCTTAACATTGCATCTTGAGACCAGACAGATTTTGATTTTTTAAACTTTGATATATCTACGCCATAACTTGCTTTCATCGTCTCAAAAGACGAGCCAGTGTATGTAGTATGCCAGACGATTCCAATTTTTGCCGATCTGATTTCTTTGGCTGCTGCAGTTCCTTCTGGGACCGCATAAATAATTGTATTAGGGTGAAAAGTGACATACTTTTTTCCATCTATAGTTTGACTGGACAAATCGTTGTTGCTGAATAAGAAGTCTCCTTGAACAACACCTTTGATTCCAAGTGAAGGCAGATATTTAAGTGCGTCTTTGAGCTTATCAGCAAGATCACCAGAAGTATCAGCATCGATATCAGCTGTAGATTTATAGACCTTAGGGTTTTTGTTGAATATTCCTTTTTTGGCAACGAAAAATTTATCATCACTCGGATCAATACCAGCAAAAACAGCAGGAGCGCCATCCCATTTAACACTTACATTTCCTTTCTTGGTTCCACCAAGCATATCTCTTAAATCTCTGAGAGCGAAGATTGCTTCACGTGTACCTTTAACTCCACCATAAATTACTCTATCTTCAATATGAGTCATATGAGTGTTTTTTTGTTCAGCTATAGTTTGTTTAAAACTTATCATTTCATCAACTTCTTTATTATTGTTAATGCTCTTTTACCATCAGGATGATTTGGATTAATACTTACTTCATCACCATTCATAAAGTCTGATATACTTGCCGATTTACCTAATGCTGTAATTGCTTTATGTAATGGTTCCTTAGGATCATATTTTGTCTCAAAACCGGGCTTACCTCTTAGTTCAACCCATTTACTATCGCCCTTATTCCACATCTTCATAACATCCATATTTTTATTACGGATGAGTTTCAGCTTAACTCCTTCAGATATAAAACCTCTAAAATTTAACATTAGTTATCCTTTAAGATAAGATCAAAGCTTGCACCACCACCAACATTATTTTGAGATTTTGCAACAACTTGTAAATCAGTTTTTTCAGTAAATACTAATGGAATAGGATAATCAACTGTAAACCCAGAAGCAAATACTCCAAATTGTCCTTTTACGTTAAAAGAGCCATTAAGTGGTCTTGATACGAGTCTAAATAAAGCATCATTGTTTGCATCTACATTACCTTGTAGTCTAATAAGATAGCCAGTTTTACCTGCTGGGATTGTATATAGAGACATAAGAGTTTGCCCAGCAGCTGCTAATATAATTGCAAGATCTGTACTTGCTCTCTTAATTCTAATCTCATCAACGTTTGTAGTTCCCGTATTTGATGTAATCATTCTTGCTCTAAACACTCTAAGAAACTGGTTAGATGATGCGGCCCCACCAATTGTTAAAGTTTCTGTTATTGGTGCATAGTTTTGATCCAAACCTTGAACTTCAACGGTACCGTTATTATCAGATCCTGTATCATCAGCTACAGCTAATACAGTACCTGCTGCAGCATAAGCATAATCGGCAGTACCATCCCATATGGTTTGATAAGAATTTGGAATTGATCCTCTATAACCAAACTTATTAACCGAAGACGTACCCGAAACAAGCCCTTGAGCAATACCAATAAGATATGGTGTCATAATACCATCTACAGTAATTGTTCCACCGCCATCTATAATAGTTACTGGATTAGTGATTGTATCTACTGTAGTGGTTTCAAGGGCAGCTAAAGAAGCGGCATCTAATGCTACTGTACCATCTACTGTTTGAGTTGATGGGAAATTATTAATTGCTACGGTACCATCAACAGTAATTGAAGAATCATTATCTGTAATAGCTACCGGCTGGTTTACCGAAACTGTACCATCTACTGTTATACTATTACCACCATCTT